TCGTTGCATCGTTGCAGGCATGCCTCGCGCTGGCGCTCCACGCCTGCCTGCTGCCCGGCGCGGTCTTGCGAGATCCTGAGGTAGATAAGGGCGCTTCCCACGTCTGCTACTTTACACACCACGCGACCGGGAGGTAAACTCCTTAGCGTACCTCAGAGCAGAGGAAAACCCCGGCGCTGCGCGAACAGCCCGGGGCGTGGCAACCACTACAGAGGAGTGACTGCAATGTCCAAGACTACGCTTCCCCACCCGTCGCACACCATGCCCGCTGGGGTGAAGGTGTGCCACCGCACCTACGGGATCGGCCGGGTGCTGCCTGGGCAGCCTCGAGGCGCGTCCGTCCTGGTGGAGTTCGACTCCGGCGCCGTTTCAGGGGTCTCCACCGAGGATCTTGTGCCCCTTCCCCCCGAGGGATTCGAGCCGGAGTTCGACAGCGACGGCAATCTCATGTACTACTCAGGCCCCGAGCTCGAGGGAAAGGGAGTGACCGTAACCCTCGACTGGAACCCAAAGGATGGCACTCTGTTCTGGCTCTCGCCGAAGGGCTACAAGACCGGGGATGAGAGCGTCTACACCGTCGGCCAGATCCACGAGCTTATGGCCATGCTGCAGAAGATCCTCGACGAGCACGAGGGCTGAGGGCGACGATTAGTCACACGGGCCTCTACTTCCGCCGCCGCATCCACCTCGGCCGAGGTGCGTGGCTCAACTTCTCTCGCTCGGCGTCTCCGGCTGGCCTTTCAGGGAGATCTCGATCCTGCTTCCCATTAGGGCCTCGATTGTCGCGAGGGACTGGCTGAACGGCGCATCTAGGAGTAGGTCATTTGAAGCCTTCACGGCCCACACGAACGGGGTCAGGACCGCCTCGAGAGGGCGGTCCAACTGGGCCTTGCTGGGATGATCCGGACCCGAGGTATAGCGGTCCGCGACTGAGAGGCTGGCATGAGCGTATTGCGAGAACATCCGGTAGACGGCGTAGAGGGGAGGGTTCGTGTCGAGTTGGCCGCAAATCAGCTCTAAGAGGTGGATTCGAGGACTTTCCCGAGCTGATTGACGAAGCCACGGAAGCATCCCGAATCGAACTGCCCCGGAAAGGGCCTCTCGAAGACACGGCACGCCACTTTGGCAAGCAGAAGCTCGAGGTGTCGCCGCATATTCTCAGGAGTCGTCTTAGTCACGAGGCAAACCTATATTGCCGGGGACGACAGAATGCCCCCCGTCCGAGGGGCGGGGGGCTTCTCTGTCGGCGCTGGCTGGGGTCTGTCTTGAGGACCCCCCTGCCATCGGTCCCCCGCCCGCGACGTCGGTAGCGGCGGGGGTGACGTTGACGCCTAAGCCTATAGGCCACCATCCTGGACGTCCTGCGGGTCCGCGGGCGGCAGCGCTGGCACTCCTCCCTGCGGCAGGGGCGTGTAGTCGTCGCCGTCGGCGATCGGGCTCATGCCCTCGAGCGCGCGGATCTCATTCACGCTCATCGCGCCGATTCGCCGCGCCGATTCGTAATTGCCCCAGCGGCTCACGGAGTCGGCGCGGATCATCTCGTCGACGTTGAACTTCACGAACTGGCCGCGCGGGAGCATGGTCGAGAAGACGGCCTCGAGCTTCGTCAGCCACGGGATGAGCGTGAACTGGACGAAGTTGATCGTCTGCTGCTCCGAGTTGTGGTAGGTCACGGACTTGCCGGTCGCCGAGGAGCCGCCGATCATCTCGGGCGGGATGCCGTAGATGGCTGCGATCTCCGCGGCTGCGAAGCCCATCGTCTCGACGAACTGGGCGTCGGGCTGCGGGATCGTGAACGGCGTGTACTCCCAGTCGTTGCCGTAGACGATCGGCTCGTGCGAGCGGATCGACTGCACGAGGCGGGACTTGATCGCCTGCGCATCGGCCTGGCTGACCGTCTGCTCCTTGTTCTGGAACTGCCCCGGAGGGATGCCGCCGGACCTGAACCAGTCCTGCTTGTACTGGATGGCATCGAGGCCGATCTGGGCCATCTGAGCGTAGGCGCCGAGCGGAGACAGGCCCCAGACGCGGCCTGTCATGGTGAACCACGGGATATGCACGATGTCCTGGCGCGGAAGCTCGGCGCCCATGTAGGTGAAGATCGGATCTGTGAACGATCCGCGCTCGCCGAGGGTTGGCAGCGAGTCCTGAACGAAGACGAGATCGGTCTTGAGCCATTCGACGCGGGTCGGATAGTCGAGGTTGTTCCGCTCCGTCACGACGCCCACGACGTTGCCCGTGTAGGCCATCGAGGTCACGGCGCGCCAGATCCAGTCGTGCAGCGTGCCCGTGGCCGAGGGGCTCACGAAGAGCGGGGAGAGCGGCACCTTGACCGTCGCGCCTCCGCGGGTCGCGTACTGCTCCAGCGGCAGGCACGAGATCGACGACGCGAGGACCCGGCCGGCGGCGAAGACCGGGCCGAGGCGCAGGGCCTCGAACTCCACAGCCTCGTTGACGACCGACGGGCCGTACCGCAGCGGGTAGTTGACCGAGGAGACGTCGAGGATTCGCCGCTCGGTCTTGCGGGCCTTCGCCTTGCGGCGGAAGGGGTTGGGGAAGGGACTCATCGTGCGCGCCTCTGTGTCCTAGTTGGGGTTCGTGGCAAGGGTTGGCCCGGTCGTGACGCTCACAGCGAGGGCCGACGGCCGAGATAGTCCGCCAGACTTTGGGTGTTGGGCGGCCTCTTGTTGCCGCCGTAGATCTTCTTGTGGGCGACGTCGTGCATCCTCGCGAGGAGGTACTCGCCGGTGAATGGGTTCTCAACGTAGATCGCAGGCGGGGCTGCTGCGATCGGCGACGTCTGGGCACCGACGGACTGGACGTCGAACTGGGCGGGCAGGGATGCGCCCACTGCGATCCCGGAGAGCTGCCCCACGGCGTCTCCCATGGCCCCATGCATGGAGCCCATGCCGTTGATGAGGCCCTGCACGATGTTCTGTCCGAATCCGTGGAAGACGACGGATGGCGAGTGGATGCCGAGGGCGCCCTTGATGCCGTCGATGATCGAGGTCCCCACGCCGACGACGGCGTTGATCGCGCCGGACACCATCGATGTGATGCCTCCGATGAGGCCTTGCACGACGTTCACGCCTGCATCCCAGAGCCACGACGCGGCACCCGCGAAGGCGCCGAGGATCTGGCTCTGGAGTCCGGTGAAGAAGCCGATCACCTGGCCGATCGAATTTCCGATGTTCCCCGCCATGCCGGCGACCGCGCCCACGACGTTGTTGAACACGTCGGAGGCCACCGACCAGAAGGCCTGGAATGCGCCGCTGACCGTGGTGAAGATCTGGACACACCACTGCCCGAAGCTCTCCAGCGCGGGGCCCAGGTTCGCGGAGATGATGTTGATGAGCGGCACGATGGCGTTGTTTATGAGCCACACGAGCGCCTGCGCCACGACTCCAAGGATGACGCCTGCGAGCTGCAGGAGCGGGCCGAGGAGCGGCATGACGGCGTTGAGCACGGCGCTGAGGAGCTGCGCCAGCGGGGGCAGCAGGGCGCTGATGATCTGGCCGAGGACGGGCAGCAGCGGCATCAGGGCCCGCAGCAGGGCCCCGAGTCCGGCGGTGACCAGTGCGGAGATGACCGGAATGACGATCTGCAGCGCCGACGCCAGTGCCGAGCCGACCACGCCCACGAGCTGGCCGAGGACGGGCAGCAGCGGCATGACCGCCCGGCCGATCGACAGGAACGCCGCGCCAAGCTGGCCTGAGAGGATGTCCTGGAGGTGCTGCACGACGGGGATGATCGCTGCGATCACGGGCATCAGGGCGGACCCGAAGGCCGACGCGAGCTGCAGCAGGGGCCCGATCATGGTCACGATCGGGCTGACGAGGTTCAGCAGTGGGCCGATCAGGGGGGTGATCTGCGGGACGAGCTGGGCGAACACGCTGCCGAGCTGCTGCACGATCGGCACGAGCTGGCCGCCGATGTCCGCGATCACCGGGGCGAAGGCCTGGATCAGCTGGCTGACCGCCGGCAGGATCGGCATCAGCGCCCCGAGCAGGGATGCGAAGACTGGCAGCAGGGCATTGAGCACCGGCTCGAGCCCGGCTGCGAGCGCGGCCACCAGATGGAGGACGAAGCCGGAGAGCTGTCCCATGGCCTGCGACGCGGGCCCTGCGATCGCGCTGAGGAGCTGCCCCAGCATGGGCAGGAGGCCCGAGACCATCCCGAGGAGGCTGCCGAGCCCGGCCGCTCCTCCGGCGGCGCCCGCCGAGAGGTTCTGGAAGAAGCCCGAGATCCCCTGCCCGAGCCCCGCGAGGCCGCCGGCGAGTGCCTGTATGGGCGCGCCGGCGGCGCTGAGGGCCGCGTTCATGCCGGGCAGGATGTTCTGCACGAGCCCGATGAGTCCCTGCGCGAGCGTGTTGATCAGCGGCGCGGAGGTGCCGAAGGCGTCATCGAGCGCCGGGCCCATGCCCTTGAGTGCCGCGGCGCCCTCGGTGGCGATCGTGCCGAACATGTCGGTCATGGGCGCCGTGGCCTGCATCATCGTCGTCTTGATCGATGCGCCCGCATTCTGGAACTCGGTCATCAGGTGGGCGTTGCTCTCCGCTGCGCTCTTCACCATTGCCGCCCCGGCCCCGGCGAACAGCAGGGGCAGTCCGGCGAGGAGCGCCCCGGTCGCGGCCGAGGTGGCTGCGACGCCGGCCGTGATCACGCTCCCCATTCCGGCGAGCTTGAGCATGTGGCCGGAGATCGAGGGAGTCACGCCGCCGATGACGTTGTTGATCGTGTTGAAGCTGCCCACGATCTGCTGCGAGGAGATGCTGACGCCGTTGGCGGCGTCCTTGGCCGACTTGTCGACGCGGTCCATGCCGCGTCCGACGTCGGCCCCGGCGCGCCCCGTGGTCTCGCCCATGACGGCGGCGCGGGCGGCGATGCGGTCGAAGGCGGTCGATACGCCGTCGTCGCGGCCGAAGATGTTGAACACGAGCGATGCGCCCGGCATTGTTCACCTACCATCCGAATTTCTCGGGCTCGTCGCGGATCGCCTTCGCGACGTCGACGTACTGGAGCCACAGGGTGTAGGACATCTGCCACACGTTCACGTGGGTGACGCCCGGGAAGTGGTGGGAGATCAGGACGAGGTTGAAGTCGATCGACTCCTGGACGTCCTCGATGTGCCGCGAGAGGTTCAGGCGTCCTCGCGGGGAGCGTCGCCCCGAGCGGAATCCGCTGGGGCTTGGTGAGGGTCCGCGAGTTCCTCTCCCTCCTCGGGGAGGAACTGGAGCTCGTGCAGCGGGATCGCGTTCGCCTCCTCGAGGGTGAGCTTTTCCCCCGCGTGCCGGCGCGCGAGCCAGATCATGGCCAGGAACGCCTGGAAGAGCTTCTCGTCCTCGAGGAGGTCCATCGGGTCGAGGCCCTCCATGCTGGTGCCCGCCTCGAGAAGCGACTTCATGCCGATTCCGTACCGGGCCTTGAGCTCGTACAGGCTGTACAAGTCCGCCTGGGCCATGCCGGCCTCGACGTCGTACTGTTTGCCGTTCACGAGGAGTTTCACAGGTTCTCCAGTTCCTCGGCGGCGGCCTGGAGAGCACGCAGGACGGCGTCGCCGATCTCGTTCTTCTTGTCTTGGATGGGCTTGTAGAACCACGGGTTGCCGTGCTGTGGGACGGAGCCGCGGCCGAACACGGGGTGGTGGAAGGTGGGCTTGTTGTAGGTGCGGGGCATGTTCTTCTGGGAGGGCAGGAGGTGCTTCGCCGAGGCCTGGATGCGCACGCCTGCGGACCTCCCGGAGGTGCGCGTGGCGATGCTGACGCCGCGGGCGATGTTGGCCCGCAGTCCGGTGCTGCGCGTCCGGGTCCTGTAGCGCCCGCGGCCGAGGATTCGGCGGATGCCGGTGGCCTGGTTCGCCTTCGGCGGCAGCTCGCTGGTGACCTTGTCGCGCGCTGCCTGCGCGGCGGGCTCGGCTGCTGTGCGGATGCCCTTGGCGACTTGGCGCCGGACGGTCGGGCCGGCCTCCTTGGCCATGGCCAGCACGCGGCGCAGCGACTCCTGGTCCAGCTTGACCTCGTACATCAGGCCTCCCGGGCGATGGCGGCCAGCGCCTCGACGGCGCGGGCGCCGAGATCGGCGAGCTCGCGCAGGGACTCGTTCAGGCAGGCGAGGTTGGAGCCGAACGAAGAGATGTCGACGCCGGCGAGTTCGAGGAGGCTTGTTGTAGCCACTTGGCCCTCCTGGGGCTTGTAAGAAAGGTTCCGGGGTGGCACTGGAGGCCCTGCACCCCGAACGGCAGGGCCCCCAGCGGTGGCCGCGCGAGCTGTGCTCGAGCGCGACCTGGCGGCCGGACAGCGGCAGGAGTGGCACCTCCTGGTCTCTCCGCTGCGCGGCCGGGCTTATGTGAACGATGGGGCCGTCAACCCGGCGCCCGAAATCTGGACGATGCCAGCGGGGTAGCGGCCCGCGGTGAACGCCACGTAGTTGTAAACCTGCAAAACAACCTCGAGGTTCTGCCCCTTGACCTCCATGAGCGCCCGCGTGCGGACGCCGCCCTCGAAGAGGATGGAGTCGGAGGCGCGCAGGACGAGGATCGTGTCCTGGTTCGTGCCCGCGCCGAGGTTCGTCGGGATGTTCGGGTCCGTGATGACCGGGAGGCCCTGCACGTTGCCGACCACGCCCTGAGACGCGACCTCGGAGAGGATGCCGCCTGCATTGACGGGGCCCTGCACGTTCGGGAGGAACAGCGGACGGCCCTGCGAGTCGCGCGCGGCGAGGAGGCCGCCCCAGCGGCGGGGGTGCATGATGATCGCCGTCGGCGGCGCGAAGCGGTTCGTGTGGACGGACTGGATCGCGTTGGCGATCGCCGCGTACATCGTTCCCGCGTTCTGCGTGGTGTCCGAGTAGGTCACCGTGCCGATGCCCGAGGTGTTCAGGATGCCGAGAACCTGCCCGGACGAGCCGGAGCCGCTGATGACCTGCAGGTCGAGGCGCTGGTTGTAGTCGGCCACGAGGTCTTGGAAGACCACCTGGTCGAAGTTGACCGGCGACTGCTCGATGAGCTGCAGGGCGATCGACTGCTGGCCGGCGATCGTCTTGACGCCAGCCTGCACCGACGTGTCGGTGAGGTCCGTCTGAGTGACGGCCGCGTTGTCGGCGGTCTGCACTGCAGTCGCCGCGCCGGTGGCGATCTTCGGGATGTTGATCGAGTCGGTTCCGGCCGGGAGGGCCTGGTTCTGCACGGCGTTGGCGGTCGCGCGGCCGGGACGGGCGAGCGCGATCCACTCGTTCATCATCCAGAGCGGAGGCGTGAAGTAACCGCCGGTGCCGTCGGTTCGGTTCAGGTCGGCACGGGTTTCAAGGTCAACCTCGCGCGAGTGGCGCTGCAGCCGGGCGAGAGCCGCGCCGTCGTCGCGGTTGGACTGTACGAGGGCGAGGTCGCGGAAGTACGAGCGGTGGGCGTTGCCTTTCTCGTAGGTCCGGCGCTCGCTCACGCTCAGGGAGGCGGTTCCTACCGAGCGCACGGTGTCGGCGGCCGCCGTCGGGCGGACCTGTCCGGCCTCGACCTCGCTGCGGTGCTCGTCGTCGGGGTGCACGTAGCGTTCGCGCCGCTCCTCCTCGCGCTCGGCGCGCTGCTCCGGGCTCAGAGAACTGGCGCCGCGGGTCTCATAGGCGCCGACAGCAAGCCGGGCTCGCTTGACCTCGTAGGCGTTGGCTCTGGCCTCGGCGATGTCGCCGTGGTCTGCGCCGCGTGCCTCGAGGCCGTGGATCGCGTCGGTCAGACCGACGAGGAGCTCGTCGGTAGGGAGGGACAGTGCGGCCTCGGCAACGAGATGGCCGTCATCAGGGGTGGGGGTGTTGTCGGTCAAGGCGTGCTCCAGGAGCTCGGAGGAGGAGCGCTGGAGACACCTGTCCCCTGCGCCTCACCTCGCTCCTGCGTTCGCCAACGCCAGATCTGCGAGAACGCCGCCTAGTGCCAAGGTCGGCCGCCGCGGCGTGAGAATGCCGCTACCCCGGACGGTTCGTACCTATGCCCGGGGTCCCAAAGCCGCCGGTTGGGGAAGTCGTCGCCGTCCTGCCCGGTGATTGCCCGGGCCCCGTGGAGAAGGGTCACCCCACGAGAAAGGGCACCGACCGAAGTCGATGCCCTTTGAAAGCTCTTACGGGGCCTTGCGGCGCCGTAGGTTTCCATCATCTCAGGTGCCACCGACAAACCATCCAGCGACACTCCGACGTGTCCGAAAAAGTGGTGAACGGCTTGGAGGGGACTTTCGTCACGCCGAGGACACGCTGAATCCGTCGAGATCCGCGCGAATACTGGGAAGAACGCGCGCGCATGTCCACTTTTCCCCAGAATTTTTCAGGGGGGGAAATCGCAAAGTTCACTGGCGGGTGAACAGGGGGCCCAGCAGGAAAACATTCCTGCCCCCCCTTACCTCCGGCACTCGCACCGCACCTTCCCGCAGGAGGCGCACGCGAGGTCCTCGGGCCGGACCGCGATGAATCCATGTGCCCGTCGGCCCGCCGTGGCCGCTGCCTGCCCTTGGGCGGGCGCAGGCGGCACCATGGCGCGCTCGGCCGCTGCGGTGGCTGCGCGCCGGGCAGCGCGGGCGTCGTTCCCGGCGCGCAGGTTGCACCGCCTATGGATGCTGCGGAGGTTCGCTCGGTCGGTCGGGTGGCCGCCGTCCTCGAGCGCGACGATGTGGTCGACCTGCGCTGCCCATGGGTTGTTCTTGTCCAGCGTCAGGTCGAGGCCTCGGCCGTAGGGGCATCCGCAGTGCTCCCATTCGCAGTATGGGCGCTCGGTCAGCACCGCCATCCTCAGCTTCCGCCACGCAGCCCCGCGGCGCCCGGCGTTCGGGCTGGTGCTCATCGCCCGTCCCGCAATCGTTCCTCCCAGTCTCCGCGGGCGCGCTCCACATCGTTGCCCGATAGCTCAAGCAGGAGATCCGCGCACTTCCGCACGAGCATCACGGAGATGGCCCGTGACCACCACTCCGGATCGTCCGCCGCGTCCGGCGCGGACGCGCGCCATTCGGCCTCGCAGTCCTCCCAGAGCTTCTCGAGCTTCCACGTCATGTAGTAGTCGCCGCCGAGCGCTGCCGTGACGAGCGCCTTCCCGGCGTCCACGACCGTCTGGTCGGGCTCTGCAGGGTTCCTCATCATCGCCGTTGTCCTCTCTGCTGCCTGTCGAGACTCCGAAGCGCCGCGATCGCCGTCGGGTCGGCGTGGCTGAGGCGGCTGATGCCGTCCGTGGTGCTGCGGTTCGCGGTCTTGACGAGCAGCTTCCGAGCCTCGCGCCGGCTCACTCCGAGGGTCGCGCACAGCTCGTCGACCTGCTCGGCGATGTCGCTCATCGCTCGTCTCCTGCCGGCGCGCCGTCAACCTCGTAATGCTCGTGGTGACGGTCGACGTCGGTCGGGCGTCGCAGCGTGCGCGGCTCCTCCGACGTCGTCCCGCCGAGCTTGGCGATGGTCTGGGCCTGAGCGACGTTGATGTCACGGAGGGCCCGGTTCCGGGCGTCGAGCTGGACGCAGAGCCAACGGAGCTCCTGGCGCGTGTACAAGCTGACCCAGGCTGGTGGCTGCCAGTCTTCGGGGATTGCGGTTGTCATGATGCTGACTCCTTGAATGCCTCGGCAACTCGGGCGCGCTCGGCGTCCTCCGCGGCCTTCCGTGCCTGCTCCTGCTCGCGCTCGATCTCGCGTTTCGACTTGTAGGTCCCTGGCTCTGGAATGGGCAGGATGCCGGTCCTGCGCTTTGGCGAAGGCTCGGGGACGCATTCGACGCAGCGCCACATACTCGTGAGCTCGTCCTGGACCATCCCGGCGATCACGTGGCGCTTGGTGCATTCGACGCAGAGCCGCGTTTCCTCCTCGCCTGCAGTGCGGCCCCGCGCGGCGGAGCCGTGCGCCGGGGCCGTGCCCACCTCGAGAGATCTCAGATTCTCTGATTCCCCCCGGACTCCGTCCGGGGAATCAGAATCTGAATGGGAATTGGGATTGAGATAGGAATGAGAATTAGATGCGATGGAATCCACGTTGGATTCCACGTTGGATTCCGAGGTGGAAAGCGGGCCTACTTCCGCAGAAACAAGCGCATCGCAGTATCGAGGAGAACACTTGTGGTGCTGGTCCTTCTTGTGCAGCTTGGTGACCTCGCAATAGGTGCATTTCGAGTGGTCCCCGATGTCGTGACGCTTGCGCCGCTCCTTGTCCTCACGCCATTTCGCGCGCTGCTTCATGACGTCCTCGGCCGTGTACTGGCCTTCCCAGTCCAGGAGGTAGTCCTCGCCGTCGACCGTCCAGAGTGCGGCCGAGACGAGCTCCTTGATAGCCACCTTCGGATTGCGGCAGTGGAGCACCATGGGCGCGATGCGTGCCGGAATGCGGCCCTCGGTGAGGTTGGCCATGCACCACCCCATTGCCTCGCTGTGGGCCCGGTAGGCGGCGTCGGAGAGCGCGAGGACTTCGGGGCGGTTGGCGAAGTCGACGGGAACGAGGATGCCGAGGGTCATCGCCTTCCCTCCAGACGTCGCCGGAAGGCGGCCGGGAGACGGCCTTCGTCCTCATGCTCGGGAAGCTCGACGAAGCCCCTCGCATCCTGCTCGGCGATGTCGCTGAGGAGCCAGAGGCTGGTCGTCCCATCCGGCTCGACGCACTCGGCGAATCCGTAGTGGTCGGTCAGATCGAAGACGGAGACAGGGATCGGGCGCTCGACATCCTGGCCTTTTCTTGTGTCACTCATCGGACCCCCTCGGGCATCCGACAGCGCTCGTCGACCGTGACCCAGTAGTCGCGGGAGTCTCCGATCTGAGCGCAGTGCGGGACGCGGAGCCCGATGGGCTCGCCCGGACCCGTCCATAGGTGAATATGCAGGGCGCCACAGTACGGGCAGCCGACGGCGACTTCCCAGAGATGGCCCTTTGGTCGGGCCTCGACGGCAAAGGCCGGTCTTGGCGGGTGAGGGTCCCGCGCCTTGCGGGGCCGGCTCATCGCGCCCCGCCGAGGACCGCGTGGAGCGCATTGAGCTGGTCCCTCGACAATGGCGGCGCAGCCGCAAGGTTCTTCCGAATCGCGGCCTCGATGTTCGCGGCGGCGAGGTCGGTCTGGGCGGCTATGAGATCGGGATCATGCTTCGGGCGGGATCGCGTGAGCGTCGCGACGCGCGCTCGTGCCGTAGCTACAGGCTTGGGGACGTTCTGCGCCATATCAGGCACCTCATAATTCAGGCAGGGAAAAATCCCTTGCCTGGTGAGGGCGAGGCGGTGAGCCGGGGTCGGGCGAAACCAACAAGTCCGGCTAGGTGCTACATCAACTAGCCTAATGGAACCCGAGAGACATCCAGCGTCTTCATCAGCGGCGTGTCGTCTTTGAACAGGCGCGCGAGCCGATCGGCCCGAATATCCCGCTCGAGCCCGCAGCGGTTGCAACGGAACTCGAGGACCGTGCGGTCGTCGGTTTCATAGAAGCTCCTTCCGTGGTTGCCTGTGACTGTTATCCGCCGGTAGGAGATCCCACGCTGCTCGCTGTAGCCGATGGCGACTCCGAGCTCGGTTATGTAGAGACCGCCCAGCGTCCTCCGAGGGTGACTTCCCCTCCTGGAGCACACGACGACGAGCGGCAGGCTTCCCTCTTCCTCGATCACCGAGCTTCCTTCCACTCGATACCTACCGTCTCCGGTCTGAAAGTACGGACCCCGCGGCCTGGCGGGTAGATGGTCACCTTCATGAGGATGTCGACCACTCGCCGCTTGCGGGCATCGCTGAGGCGATCCCAGACGGCGCGAATGTCCTCGGCGTCCACGAGATCGCCGAGGATGTCCACGCGGCCCGCGTCGGCGAGCTGGGCGTCAATCTCGGCATCACGGGCTCGGAGCCGCTCGGTGCCAATGCGCAGCTGTTCAGCGGTCACAGGGCCATCCGTGAAAGCCGTGACGAGCTCCGCGAGGCGCTCGCGTATTCCGTTCTGCTCGGCGCGCAACGCGCTTACATCTGGGTGATTGCCGTCCCTGAGCATGAGCTCGCGTGCGTCGGGCATGGAGAGACGGCCGATGACGTGCTCGACGACGTAGTCCTCTACGGGCTTGGCGAGGCGGGCGAAGTGTCCGAGAGCCCCCGAGCACCTGTAGTTGGCGAAGCCGGGGCGGGGGGAGCCTCCAGCATGGACAGTTGCCCCGCACACCCCGCAGACTGCAACCCCGCTGAGGAGGCGGCGGGCACTCGTCGGCCGCGTGCGACGCTCAGGGTTCCTCAGCACGGCTTTGGCCGCCTCATAGGTCGCCGGGTCGACGATAGCGGGCCACTCGGCGTCAGCCACGATCTCGCCCTTGTATGCCCGCTTCCCGGCGTTGCGAGGATTCATAAGCACGAGGCGCACGCTGCTGCGAATCCATTCGCTCGACTGTTCAGGCTTGAGGCCAGCGGCGTCCCAGGCACGCCCAATCGCTCCGAGGGATTCACCCGCGAGGAGAGCCCTGTAGCCCTCGCGGATGGCAGCGGCCTCGTCCTCGCGGACGGTCACGCCGTCCTGCTCATACCCGAACGGTCGTCTACCCCCCGAGCGCTTGCCCTTGCGTGCGGCCTGAGCCTGCGCGGCGGCTTGCCGGTCGCTCTTGAGCTCAATCTCGTAGCGGGCGATTGAGCCAAGCTGGTCGGCGACGAGGCGGCCCGTAGCGCTGCTGAAATCGAGATCCGGGCCATTGATGAGGGACAGCGAGGTGCCCGTCGCCTTGCAGGCCTCGTAGAGCCGCAGCTCGTCGCGACGGTTGCGCTGGAGGCGGCTTAGGTCCCACGCCACCACATGCGCAACCGTGCCGGCGCCGATCGCCTTCAGCATCGCCTCGAAGCCCGGGCGCTTGCGTTTGCCGGCTGCGCTGATGTCGTTGTCCTGCTCGACTGCGAAGACAGGCCACCCGCGCTCGTTGCATCGTTGCAGGCATGCCTCGCGCTGGCGCTCCACGCCTGCCTGCTGCCCGGCGCGGTCTTGCGAGATCCTGAGGTAGATAAGGGCGCTTCCCACGTCTGCTACTTTACACACCACGCGAC